TTCCCGTCTTACCGGTGAACCGATTAATCCAGTCTTGGGGGTTAGAACGATTGCCTCAGAATCAGAACGGTCAGGGGCAATAATTTGTAATTCTCCATTTTGGATATTCCATTCCAGTCCCTGCTTTCCCACTATATTGTCAAGTATTCTCGATATTAAGCCGTTTGCGCTAAATCCGTTCTGGATTATGTCTGAACTTAAGTTCTTTAAATCTTTAACTACTATATCCGCTTCATTTCTTAATGTTCGGGTAATATCTTCCGCAATAGCTTTCAAATCTACCGGACCAGCATAAGATTTTTCAAAGTGGGTTTTAGTAATGGCCGTACTACCATCTTTTACAAAAATCGTTGTTACCCAATCAGGCCCAACTCTTCCAAATTGACTTTTATCTATTTCCCCCTTGAAAAGAACTTCCAACCCAGTACCTGTATAGCCAGCCTCTAATATGGCAACTAAATCCTCTCCTTGTTCTAAAATTGTTCTGCTTCTTTCGTTAAGATTGTAAACCTTTATTTTTGAAGTGTTAGCGTTTGAATCAGATGTTTTTCCAATAACAAAAGTAATCCTTAAATCAGTAATCTTTATTCCCAGGAATCCTCTATTGCCAAACCTCAAGCCGATTTCCCGATTCCATAACTGAGCCATTATTTACCTTGTTAGCTAAGGTTTTCCAGAATTTCCTCTAACCGGGCTCCGCTAAATTGTTCACTAAAACGAGCTTCCAAATCCCCTTCATCACTATAATATATAAAGACACTTTCCCCCAAATCTTCATTTCCCGCTTCCACATTTGCGCTTTCTGGGTTAATAGGAAACAATCGTCCCTTTGGCAAGGCGGGATTTTTAAACTGATCATAAAAAGAAGGGATACCCAATAAAACAGGAATTCCCATAATAAGGGGTGTTTCAGTAGCGTCAAAAATGGACATAACCCAGCGATCCATTCGTTCATTAAGTCGAAAGGAAAAAATAAAAGTTTCTTCGTCAAGTTCAGTGTTAAATCTAAATTTGGGAAATTCAGAGCTTATGGGTAGTTTCAAAATAGCCATTATTTTGTTACCCAATCATAACCTCTACGCAGAAAAGAAGACCCTTTTTCTTCTTCTGCGGCGGTTGTTTCTTCGGTTGGAGATGAACCTTTATTATTTTCCGGCACAACCCCTTTGGCTTCGGTAGAATCCACATCAATTGTTATAACCTTACTTGTCGCTATCCTTATTTCTCTAAAACTTGCCGTAAAATGTAAACCGTTGGAATTTGTTGATGTTTGTGGAATGGATAATCGTTCCATTATCATGTTTTTATATGTTGTTAACCCAACTTTAATAGTTAACGGACGTTTGTCTTCATAAACAGACCTTAAATTATTATAGGCAGCTAACGAACGAGGCTGGCTTGTTTGCAGAAATTCACTAGCAACTTTAGCACCTACCCCGGCAACAACTGCACCACCAACTCCTCCTATAAAATTTCCCCCTACTATTCCAGGAGCTAATGTTGCAGCAGCTTCTTTTAAGCTTATAGGATCGTTTGAAATTACACCGCTTATGTTTAGTCTAACACCTCTTTTAATTACATGATCTGACAAATCAGAACCGTCTTCAACCTCAAAATTAGTTGCTTGTGATGACATAGAATGAGTTTGTCTTACAGTAGCATCTATTGCAACATATTCCCCACCAGTACTATTATCAAGAATAGTCACTAATTGAGGCGTAAAAAAGTTCTCAAAAATGTTAGGCATTATCGCTGCACCTGTGGTTGTGTTGCTTTATGGGCACTTTGTAGCATTGTCCCAAGCTCTTCAACGACAACGCCACGCACGGCCTCTCCTGTGGCTTCTGGGCTACCATCACCACCAACTACATTTACTGATAGGTCAACATTAAACTGATTGACATTAGCCCCTAAATTATTGACCGTAGAAGTCGCTGGAGCCAAGGCGGGAGTTAGCCCACCACCAAACAAATCAGATATAGAGGAAATTTCCCCTGTATCTAATTTTCGCTGTGTTTCCCTGAGTTTTTCGTTAATAGAACGTAAGACATTAACAGCTCCTTCTTTAAGTTTCTCAAATGCTGTCTCGGCAGTAACCTCAATTTTCTGGAAAGCCAATTTGAACCTAAACTCTATTATGTCTTTCGCAATGAGCTTTAGAGTCTTTAAGCCGTCTATTATTCGGTCAATTGCTTCTTCTGTTTTCTTGAATGCATTTGGATAATCTTCTTCAAAGGCTTTGGTAATAAGCGCTGTCAATGATTTCTTGCCCGTGAAAAAGGCGACAAGGTCTTCCAGTAACAAAAGGAGAATTATTATTGCCAAACCTATTGCCAAGGGTAAAGCTGTGGCTTTAATAGTGGCAATAGTAGCAACTTTTCCTAAAAGGATAAAAGATTTTACTACACCAAGGATTGCAAGCGTAATATCTCCAATAGCGCTTAATGTTGAAACACTAAAAAGTATGGCAAGGGCAGTGGCAACTATTTTTATAGCTCTTTCCAACCCCCCAAGAGCCTCAATAACTGCCTGTATTGGCACTCCTATCCCTCGTAAAATTTCTACTAATGCCTTTAAGCCACCGATTATTTCTTTGATAAATTTTTGTAATCTAAGTTTAATTATTTGCTTGTTTGTCTCAAGGAAATCAAGGAATTGTTTTTCGAGTCGCCTAACGGTTGGCAATAAGTCTTTGCTTATATCTTGGGCCAAAAGGGTAATAACATCTTTTATGTTACTGAAAATACCAAAAGTTGTTGTACTCTGCCGAATCATTAAATCAAAGAAGCGGCCACCTTCGCCAGCTAGATTGGCAAATGCTTGACGGGTTAAATCAAAGTTTATTTTGCCTTGAGATATGAGGGTTTGCACTTCTGCGGTGGTTTTGCCTAATATTTTGGCAAGTTCTTCTAATAATGGCACGCCGGAAATAGCAAAATCCCTTAATTCTCTGCCAGTTAACTTACCCTGTGATCTTACCTGGCCCAAGTTCAGGGCAAGTCTTTCTAGTGAGGTATTAGGTAAGCCCGCTGCGATATTACCTAAATCATTCAAAATGCCGATAAGGTCTTCTGCCGCAAATCCCATGCCTAGCAATAAAGTGGATGTATTTAAAATCCCTTCAATTTCAAATGGGGTTTTCTTGGCAAATTCAAATAATTCCGCTAAAGCCGTCTGAGCTTTTTCCGCACTTCCCAACATCGTTTCAAACCCAATTTCAACTTGCTCTAAAGTACCACCCTTTTTTATCAGAAACCCAAGCCCGGCAATTCCAGCCGCAGAAACCAGCAACAAACCCCTTCTCAACACCCGTAAGTTTTTTGTCAAGCTTTGAATGCCCCTATCAAATTGCTTTAGGGGCTTATCATCAACCTTTAATCCAATTTCGACAAATAAGTCTCGAATGGTAGGCATTCTGGTTATCCTGTTTCTTATTTTTGCCCTACCTGATAAGCGCTAAACTCTTCTACTTCTTGGGATACGTCAAGCGCCTCGTGTGCATCCATTAAATCAACTAGGGAGTAATATGTTTCTATCTCTTCCAATGTGGCTATCTTGGCAATAATCGGTCGCCATATAAACCAGTCACAGTTTAAGGGCCCGGGGCTAAATTTTCCTTTGCTCGGGAGATAATGTTTCTTAACCCTTGCCCTTCGGCGAAAAAATCAGCGTACTCTATACTAAGGGCAGCGCTAAAAACCTTCATCATGTGAAAGACTTGACCTGCAAAATGAACGTCAACAATTTCTTTTGAGTTTAACTGTCCCTTGCCCTTATGTGATATTTGGACAAAAAACAATAAAGCAATTTCGAGAACTTCTTTTTCATCTAGTCGCTGGGAAAATGATTGCAGTGCCTTGGAGGGGTTAAAGTCATTGCTTAGTAGGGATTTTAACGATGCTACGGAATTGCCCCCGGTATCTAAACCCGCCCCAAGGGTAGAACAAAGCAATTTAGAAATTTTTGCCAACGTGCTGAAACTTTGAGTTGCCGGCAGGGCATAAAAAGTATATTCCTGGCCTTCAATGATCCTGGTAACCTCTTTTCGCATTATTTATCTCCAATGGCGGTTAGTTTTCGCCTTAAAATGGGTGGTTAATTTCCACCACCGACCATAAACAGTTTACCGGTTAACAACCAGTCACGGCTTCCGTCAGCCGCATCTTTCCCTAAAACAATATTTGGGACTTTTTGAAAAACTCCTTCCGGAATGGTAATTACAATAGTGCCACTTTTGTCCACAATACTTACATTAACGACTGAATTAGTAAGAGCAAGGGCGTTTAGAATCGCATTATCGGTTGATGTTTGTGGAATGTTTATGGTTACTGTTCCTGTCCGGTTTGCGTTCTTGGTACGGGTCGTTTCTCCCGTAGTGCCTGTGGACATTAAATTTTGATCTTCCGCAAATTCCGCAGTAACTTGGTTCCAACTTGCCAACAATGCACCACCCACGGCAACAACTACCTCTGAGGGGTCATAGGTTTTTAATGCGTCTATAGCCATGTTTTTATCGCTCCTTTCTTATAGAGTTACCTTGCCCACGACCTTAACCTTATGAATAGCGCCAGCCAATTCCGCAGAAAAGGTAATATCGTTAAATTCGCGGTTTGCCTTATCCACCACAGATACTTCGCTTATATCCGGGACATTAATTACAAGAGTATCTGGGCGTAAAACTCCCTTAGTTACACCCTCTTCAAGCTGCGCTCTGACCTCTGCCTCAATAAGCCCTATGCCTTGGTTAGTAAAAGGCACCTTGGGGGCATTGGCAAGCACTACAAAGATTCTCTCGGCCATTCTTTGACCCAGCCAGTCAACCCCCCGGATAACGTCTATATATTCCCCGCCAACCACAACCGCATTGCTCGTTACTATGTTTAGGCCCGCCACTTGCTCGTAAAAGTTGGCGTTTTTCCCCAGCATTATAGTGACTGCATTAGTAGTCAAAACGTCAAAGGTAACAAGCTTTATTTCTTTAAATTTCCAGGTAATCGAACCCGGATCAGCAGGTAATTGTCCGCCGGCCCAACCCGCAGCCGGATATTCGGTTCCTGCCTGGGTGTGGTAAATAACTGCTGTCCTATCCAATGACTTTGCCTTTAAAACGCTTACAATGTCCGTAAGGGGGGCAGCGATAATATCGGCTTCCGCGGAATCGGCAATAAATATTTTAAGGCTGGTTAGGGCCTCAATAGCGTCTGCCATATCCTCAATAGTTTGATCTGTGTTATCAGTAATTAAAAGACAATACCAATCATCATCGGCGACAATTATGGCTGCCAAAGCAGCAGCCCATGTTTCCACGGCAGAACCTTCCTGCAAGACCTCTACAGCGGCAGCGGTTACCCCTGTCAAGCTGCTTACATCAACGGTAAATGTATTAAAGGCTGTGGCGGCGTCTGCCCCGTCAAACTCAATAGTAAAACCAGCGGCTAGGGTTCCGGTCACGGTCACGGATGTAATGTTAGCCATTGCCTCAAGAACGATTTCAAGCGCTGCGGCATCATCATCCCAATTAATGGCTCCGGATGTCACTGCATCAAGGGTAACTGTCCATGTGCCAGCGGAAGCAGTGCCGGTAAAAGTAATTTTTTGCTGTTCGTTTACATCAGCCAGCTTTCGGCCAATTTTAAACAGGGTGGGGGACAACTCCTGAGCCATTAGAGCCAGAGCTGCCAAATAATGAGGATCGGTAAGCTCAAATCCGTCATCCAGCATATCGGCGGGATCGTTATAAGACCGAACCCTGTCCTCAAAATGAAAATGCTCCCCCAATATAAGGGGCGTTCCAAATCCCACGCGAGTTATCCTGGCGGTTTCTCGTGTTATGTCAATCTGGACGATGTCTTTTAGTTTTGTTCCCACAATATTTACCTCCCTTGTGTTGCTTAAGGTGCAATTACCGTTTGCTTTTTAAGTGAATCCAGGTCACCAATTCCCTTGAACCTAACCGTTTGAATTTCACCTGGGGCATCTTCAACATCTTCTCCATAGGCTAGAAAGAAATCAACCGTCCACCTTAGTTCATGGTCTGTTTCTACTAAATCACTCAAATCAAACGGCTGTGAATTCCCGTATATAGCAAGCCCTGCGTTACGCATGGTTTCTCTGTGTGTAGGCAAATCTATGGCGTTCAGGAGATTGTTTAAAACCTTCAAATGTATATCAAGTGCAAATATATTAACTGTTAAAGTAAATGTCTTTTGAAATCTAAACTTGAATGTATCAAGCTCTTTATATGCAATGGGGGGTGTCCCCATTTTTTGCGGGCCGGAAGAAATGCTTAAGGATATAAATGGACGCCCTGGCCTACCCCCATCCTGAAGTTCCCAAACAACCTTATCACCGTCAAATCCAATGGCAGTTGCAACCCAATCATGTATTGCATCTTCCTGCGCCTCGTTTAAAAAATATGTAATAGTAGGCATTGGTCATTTTTGATTATCCAGAAGAGCGACAATCGCCTTATAATGTGGAATGTTTTGAAATATCCAATGATCACGTTTTAAAACTTCATATTTTAAGCCATCTATATTTCTGGTAATAATAGTGTTTGCTGGCAATGCATCATCTGAATAAATCTTTAAGGTTTGTCGAGTCCTGTCACCTTCTGATAGTTGGAGAATTTCTTTGCCATTTAGGGGTTGAACGTTTGCTAAGACTTCAACAGGGGTATCATCTGCACCAGGTGTCCACCGTCCCTTATTGCCAAAGCTACCCCCGGACTTTGCGCCCGTTGTAATGGTTATTGTTTCGTTGCGTATTGGCATAAAATTTAAGCCTTAAAGGTGATGCTTCCAAATAAGCGTCCTTTATCAATCAGCGGCTTACTTGATCCCTTCTTTCGAATAGTCGCCGGGGCGTTAGGAACAAAAGGCCCTTTGATTATTTTCTGTTTCACAAGTTTTACCCCAAAAAGTCCCAGCAATCTCAAAGTCCGCTTAATATCCTGATTCTGTTTAACAATCAAATTAATGGCTTGCTGGTCTACAAATCTGACTATCAGTTGTCTGTTTTCGTCAATAGCCGATCGTAAAAAAGAGCGTTCGGGGATTTTTATTACAAACGGCCCAGATGGTTTAGTCGTTCCCAACGAAACGACTCCTTGCTTAGCCTTTAAAAATCTTACCCTATTTGCCCTCAAATCTTTTTGAGTCCTAAAACCAAAACTTACACCGCCCCTTGTACCTTTATGCTTAATTGTGGCCCCAAACTCATTGGCTCCGGCATATTTAACCAAGTCGCTACCTTGTTCTGCAAAGATACCTATTTTAGCGCTCTTGCCCTCTGTACGCTTAATTTCCTGGAGCTGCTTGGCCAGCTTGTCCCACTTCCTTCTATCATCCTTGGTAATCCTTGCATCAGCCATAATTACGGGTTCACAAAAACCGCCGGATGAACTGAAGATCGTTTTAGGCTTTCAAACACCCGGCCATATGAGGTTGTGTCATAGCGTGTAGGGTCTTTAATGCCATCGCCATAGCTCACTGACTCATCGCCGGTTTTCTTTTCCGATATTGACCCAGCCACATTGGGGTCTCGGCCAACAAGACCGGGATTACTCAATGTCAAACAATGAGCCGCAAGATACCTCTGGGCTTTTTCCTGGTTTCTCCCAAAGATAGTCCCAACCTCAACAGCCACATCGGCAAGAATTAAAGTGAACAGGGCATCAGGTATGCCACACAACTCCGGGGCAATTAATTTAACCTTATCCCGGTTGGTGTTTGCCATTACTAGTCGCCTTTTTTGCCATCAGCGATACTCTTATGAAAGGTTTTAACCTCACGTATTTGGGCATCAATGGCGTTAAGCACTGAACTCCGGGGCTTGTCGTTTCCCTTCTCAAGAGTTTGATATTCTTCCAGCTGCTCCATGTTTACAGTACCCTTGACGAGCTCAACCGCCTCTTGCCAATGTAAAGCAAGAAGATCAACTTCGGCAGGGCCTATAACCAACCCTCCTTCTTGCTCTTTACCTCCAATAACACAGAGACACATATCATAATGATCTTTTACACCTGGGCGCAGTTCATCCCGTTTGGCAATCCCCGCTTGAATGCCTTCCCATTGCTTAGGCGTAACCTCATTAACTCCTGGCGTAAACTTAAAA